AGAGGCAGTAAAAACATAATAATTTTCTTCAGGTTCTTCTTCAGGTTCTTCTTCGGGCTCACTAGATTCTATACCTTCCAAATAATATATATATGTCATATCTGCGGTCAAATCTTTGGGAGTATAATCAAAAGATTGACTTGATACAATATTCATATTAGAGGAATTTATTTTATATAAAGTATTTCCATCACTAGAATAAACATAATTATTTAGATATACTATTTTTCTATTATTTGGTGAACTTGCAAAATTTTCTATAACATTACTCATTTCTAAGTTTTGTAAATTTATTTTTATAACGCAATCCCCTCATTCCTCATTTGTTACATAATAACCAGTATAGTTTAGATATCCGTTTACAAAAACAAATCCATTATTAATGTCAAAGGTCGCATCATAAAAAAACGCATTATAACTGGCATCTCATGAAAGTTCGGGGTCAGGATTTGCTATGGCTTTTACATCTATTATAGGCAATCCTGATGACATACTAATTTTATATATAACACCCCTATAACCAATGGCTATAATATTATTTTGATATTCTGCCGCCTTTACTATACCTTGGGGGTCTATTCAAAAATCTAAAGATAAATTTCTTTCATCAACTATTTGTAACGTTTTAGGCTCTACTTTATAAACAGATGATATTATAAAGTTAGATTCAAAACTTGATGTTTCTTCACTTCCAGATGTAGTTATAAGTTTTTTATATGTCATTTAATTTCCTTTATATATTTCCATTAATATCTAATTTAACTATTTTTCAGGGATATTTATTAATCCATATGGTGTATTTAAAGGAATCATCCCTCAACATCTATATTCTGACCATGTTTCATTATCTTCGTGTGTATCTATCAATACATTTAAATCTAAATCATATATTATTATCTGGTCATTATCTGCCGTCCAAATTTTATTTCCTTTTTTTCTCATATCAGTTATGTAATGTGAGCTGTCCAGATATGCAGTTTTTAATATATTTCCATTAGTATCTAATTTAACTATTTTTCTACTATCTCTAAGAATATACATATTATTATTATCATCTACTAAAAATTTGTCATATATATGGTCACGGAAACCTCCAATATATTCACCATCAAATAAATCTACTTTTTCATATATTAAATTACCATTAGTATCAAATTTTCAAAAATTTGTCCTATAAGCCTGTACGCCATATTCTATGACTTCATAGTCATCGCCAAAAACACAAATTTCATCATTATTATTTATGCCTACAATCATAAATGACCATCTTTTACTCGTTGACGTTTCAGGATATTCCCAACTTTCATACCCTCATTGAAAATTACCATTTTTATCAAATTTATATAAATTTACATCTTGATAATAACCAATACCATATATATTATCATTACTATCAAGAGCAATAGATCCTAAATTTTGATTTCAATAATAAGCATCACAATCAGGAATTCTACCTATTGTATATGTTTCTCATAAAAAATTTCCATTTGCATCAAATTTTATTAAACAGATATAACTATCTGTTTCTAAAGTATATCCACAATATTCTATAGTTTTTGTAGAATCATATCTAGGAGTGTTGCCACTTCATTTTGTAATAATAAAATTATTTTCACTATCTATCTTAAAATTAAGAATATTGTTCTGATCATAAGCCACATGTTCAGTACTAGTTCATAAATAATTTAAATTTTTATCAAATTTACTTATTTGACAGTCATATCATTCATCAAGAAATACTATATTATCATTACTATCTATCCCTGCCATTGGCGCGTTTCCACTAGCCCCTTTATTAGACAATATATACATTGGATGACCGTCCATTTGTCAAATCCTATCTTCATAAATATCAGTTCCAAGTGAATTTATAGGAACAAGTCCATGCTCCTTGTCAAGGGATGATAGTGATTTTATTGAAGCAGGAGCTGTTCCTCCTTGTGATGGATAATCAATTATGCCTATAGCTTCTATATAAATTGGCTCTTCAGGAATACTTAACTCTTTACTAGTAAAGGTATATATATATCCATCATTTGCATGAACCACACATCCTAACTGCTCATGCTTGTATTTAGTTATAAATTTTTTATATGTCATTTATTTTCCTTTATATAATTAAAACTATGGACAAGTGCCTCATTGTGGATGTAAATGGTCATCTCCTTCAAACCCTGACCTTGCAGCAAAAAATGTAGGATAATAATCAATCAGTGTAACACACCAACCAGATAAATTTTGACTAAAATTTGTTGCACCATTAAACATATTAGTCATCTCGGTAACATTACTTGTATCCCAATTTCCTATATCTTGATTGAAAGATTCTGCTTCATAAAACATATAACCCATATTAGTAACATTACTTGTATCCCAACCGCTAATATCCTGATTGAAATTTGTAGCACCATAAAACATATGACTCATATAAGTAACATTACTTGTATCTCAATTTCCTATATCTTGATTGAAAGATTCATTATATTGAAATGTTCCCAGCATTCAAATAACGTTGCTTGTATCTAAATGACTTATATCCTGATTAAAATATTGTCAATTGAATGCATCACTCATATCAGTAACAAGAGAAGTACATATTTTAGTAAAATCCTCTTCATTAGGGTTCATATTACTAAGCATATCATCATTTATAGCTGTATATGTTACACCATTTACTTCACCTGTATCGCCGGGATTGACCTTTTCAGTATCACAATAAATAATGCCGCCTTCTTCTCAGAATAATAGTTCTTCTTCAGGTTCTTCTTCTTCAGGTTCTTCTTCTTCAGGTTCTTCTTCTTCAGGTTCTTCTTCTTCAGGTTCTTCTTCTTCAGGTTCTTCTTCACCATCATGAAGTGTAATCAATTCTCCTTCAGTCGTTGATATATAAAGGGTTAATGTTTCGGCTCCGCCGCCAACAACAATTTGTACATCATCTCTTTCTATAGCCTCAACAACATATGTTCCTCCAGATAATTGTATAGTATAATCAGCTGATGGTAATGTATCTGTTCCTTCTATGTCTTCAAACGTGATATGTCTTGTTTGTCCTGCTGAAATAAATAAATTAGTCATAACTTCTTCTATTAATACTTGTTCTGTATCTAAATCACTTATAGTTAATAATATATCTAATTCTATATCTTGGTCTGCTATATTAGTTACAGCTCCGTATACTGTAATTAATTGACCATATTCGGTCACACTTCCCATTTCTGGACTAAATATTTGTATTCTATATCCTGTTTCTACACCGTCTGTTATGACTCTTATAGATTCAGCCCAAGCACTAGAACCATAATTTTCACTATTATGTCTTACCCTAAATACGTATTCAATATTATAATTTAAAGCCTCTTCTCAAGGTATTTGAATTTGTTCTAAATTTTCTGTATCATTTATTGAACTTCATACCAATGTTTTATTTAAGTCATTCAATCTAATTTCTCAATCACTACTTACATGATTATCAGTACCCTCATTTAAATCCATAGGATTTGTTTTTAGTAAAGGGTATATATTTAGTATTGCAGCTTTAGCCATTTTTTTCTCCTTTAGTCTTCAACATGTGAAATAAAGATAATATCTGTTTCGGGTTTTGATTTTCTTGGATATGAATTAAAATGATTAAATTTTAATTCCTTTTCATATGTTTTTTCTCATCTTTCATATACATTTAATCTATTATTAGAATTTTTTGTTATTATATTTCATATGTTATATAAACCAGAATAAGTTCCTTTCTGTTTCAATAACCATATTAATCTAGTAATAAATCATCTTTTGGCATCGTCGTCAATAAATTCTATCTTTTTGAAATCCACTCCAAAATATGAAATTAAATATTCCAAACATTCATCTAGACAATTAACAGGATCTATTAAATTTCATATATTTTTTTGAGCATGATATACCTCATTATATATCATATCAAAATTTATATATACAAAATCTTTTAATTTTTTTGTTTGTTGGTGTGGAGGTATACAATCTACTACATAATTTCATATGTTATAATGGTTTATATATCACTCATCCCCATCTTTATGGTATATTTGACCTATATATAATAAATCTTTATTATAATTAATTAATTTGTTAAAATCAAAAGATTGATTATATTTATCTGATATATGGTTATATCCAACCTCTTGCATCCATAAATGAAAATGACTATCATTTTTAAAGTATATTTTTGTTCCGTTATGTAATCAATCACTATCTGGTATGGTAATTAAAAATCTATTATCATCTTTTAGTAATTTTTTTTTGAAGGTGAAAGAAACAGGTATTAAATTTTTGTTTTCGTCTTCTATATAAAAATTTAGTAAATCTGTAAGTTGAACAAATATAGCATTAACTCTGCTGCCTACTATATATGAATTTTCAAAATTAATATTTGATTTATGTATATATTTATCTTTATATTGTTCCGTAGGGTTTATAAAAACAAAATGTATATAATTTTTAAATATAAAATGAGGTATTTCACTAAATTGCATAATTATTCCTCTATAATAGTAACAAAATCCTCAATTAATTTTGGAAATTGGTCTCTATTTAATAATATTCCTCTTAATCTGTTTTCCATTTCCGAAGAAAAGGATTCTTCTATGTACATGGGGTATTTATTTTCAATATTAGGTTCAAATATATATTCCGGTTCTGTATTAGTAGGAGTGCATAAAAATTGATTTCTCATTACAAAATTTTTTATACCCTTTGTGTTATTAAATTCATTATCTGATACATGAATTATATAATTATGTATATTTCTAAAATCAATTATATCATTAAATTCTCTGTTTTCAGGACTAAAGTATTTTTTTAATTTCCCCATAATATGATTATTAACTAATTGTTTAGAAAATCCAGTTTTATATCTAACTCCAAATTCAAATCCAAAATGAACAAACTTTGGGGCTATAAAGACTTCTTTGGTATTTATATATTTTCTGGGCTCTAAATACAATAAAATATGATTTTTAAAATCTTCATCATACTTCATTGGTATATCTAGCTCAATTCCGTTTCAATTATACGGAATCCCATATACTAAATGGTCATCAAGTATGGGATGTACCGTTATATAAACATTATTTGTTATTTGTCCCATAATATCCTCTATTATCCTATTATTTTTACAACCGTATTTATAGCTATAAATGTTGTTAGTTTTATTGTATCTTTATCTAAAGACTCTATTTCTATATCATTTGTTACTTTTCTAACGTCCAAATCCCAGCATATTACTGAAGGGAAATCATTATTAATATCATGATGTACATTATATGAATACTCATTTCCTGATAATCATTCGGTAGCAGATATTATTTGTGTATATGAAGACGGTATATTACCACTCAATTCATGGGTATGAGAATCTTCATATACAGTATTATGTGAATCTCTACTAATAGATGTGGGAGTTCCAAGTATAATAGCCCTTGATTCTGTGATATCACCACCACCAAGCATACCATCTCCTGCTGATAATTCTACAGTACTATGATCAATGTGTTCATTTTGATCATAATTTATTTCACTATGATTTATATCACTAGCACTTAATGATATAGTCATGCTTTCTGTGATATTGCCACCGCCTGATAATAAACCATCTGTATATACAACCACTTCACTATGGTCAATAATTCTATCATGAGATGTATAGTCTAATATATCTCCTAAATTTTTTGATTCTCACTTTTCTGATGCTGAAAAAACTAATATATTATGTTCAAGAGGCTCTACTGCATCTACATCATTAACATCATTTATATTCGCATCTAATGATATAGTTATATAAGTAGCATTTCTTTCTGTATTAATACCTGTATCACCAGTTATAACAACATCCAATTCTGCTGTAACATCATCGCCGGTATCTTCAAAACTATCTTTAATTTTTCAATATAAATAATTATCCTTTTCTTCTAATTCACTATGAATCTTTTCAGCACTTCATAGGTCTATATTTTGTGTACCCGAATCGTTTATTTCTCTATGGATAGTAATATCACTTACGTGGTCATAAGCAAAAGAAGACCATTCTGTATCAAAATCTATAGCTGTACTTTTTATGAGTACATCATTACTACCTCCGCCTTCTGGAACAAATTGTCCTATTTCAAATGGTGGAAAAATATTTATTTCATCTATTTCACCATAAGACAACTCTCCTTTTTCCCATTTAATTTTAAATTTTTGAGTAAAGGGATATCCGTTTACTTGATCCCTATAATCAGCAACAAAAAATTGAAAAAAACCAGAAGCGTTTGTTATTAATTGAGGCGATTCACTAATAACATCAGATCCATGTTCACTAGTATATACTACTACATCATTTTCTGTACCAGCTTCATATATAAAAATCAATGCGTCCTCGATAGGTTCTCCTGACGCATCAACCAAAAATTGTCAATAATGATATCTATTAGACATTATGTTACTTCTCCTTTAGTATTATTTATATAAAAGTCTTTGATATTTTTAAAAATAAATTCATTTCAAATTGTTTAGGCTTATAGATACCATAAGTATCAAATTCTACCAAAATGTTACCATCATTATTTATTATATAGAAATCTTTTATATTTACATCATCTATAATATTTTCTTCTATTTTATAAGTTATATATATATAATCATCATCATCGTCTATATTTATAGTTGGAAATTCATTATCGCCTATTACTAGTAACGAATTAGCCATTTCATCATATAAATTATCCAGATAACCGGGCTCATAATATATTTTAGTTCTTCCTAGACTATGTTTAAAAAATTGCGGTTCATATGTACTAATTCATCTATTGCTTGTATCTATTCTCGGAGAAAACAGAATTTTATAAATAGGTATTTTATTAACCGGAGAAAACATTTGTCATAATTCATATAATGAATCTATTATATCCTTAGAAACAATTGCGTTTTTTTCTAATGGTTCTGTTGATAAGTCCATTTCAATTACATAAAACAAACTCATTCTCCACTCTTCTTCATCTAATCATAAATTATTATAAAATTTTGTATATCATTTTTCTCCTGCTCCAGATTCTAAATCCTCATATTCATATAATTTTGTATACATGATATCCATATAATCAAATGTTGTTATTATAAGGTCTTGTATCACTTCATATGGGACGCCAACATCGACATATACATTAAGGTCTTGTATTACTTCATATGGAAGTGATGTATCTATTATTCCATATTCTGAAAGTATAGAAATATCATGAATATCTCTATCTTTATTTTCATATCAAACTATTTCACCTTCATTTTGCCCATCTAATATGTATTCTGCTATTACTTGTGAATCCACGGAAACTAAATTATTGAAATCACCTTTTATCAATAATGAAACATTTGAATTCATGGTATTATATATTTCATCTATTATCGGCGTATTACCATCAAATATAACTTTATAAATTTTATTTGTCGTTTCAGAACCTATATAAAGAATATTTCCTATATTAACAAAACTTGATGGGATAATATCATCTTCCCCATCCTTAAAATCATAAGACTCATTAACGCTCATATTTCAAGTAGAATGTCTTAATATTTTACCGGGAGATATAGAATAAAAAGTAAAATCAGAATGTCTTAAATAGATAAATCCTTGAGTAATAGCAGCATCTGTATATGTTCCAGAAAGAGACAAATCACTAGTATGATTTCTAGATACATATCCTTCACCTATAACATAAAAATCGCCATATTGGTCAGTAAGAACATCATAAATTTCTCCATTAAGTGTTGCTGAATTTTGAGAATTATCTATAGTTACAATTTCTAAGGTATCTGGATCTACTATAGAAAGAACTCTATATTCATCATCGCCAACTGTATGTGTTGCCTGTGCTATTAGATGGTTTGTATAGTTACTATTCTCATCTGATTCCCATTTCATATAAACAATCTTATAATCATTGTTTGTATAACTATGGACTATGGAAAAATCTTCTGGATCAATTTTAAAACTAGTATGTCCGTCATTAGTTTCGGCAGAAAAATATATATATCTATTTCCGCCAATTACTAAATTGTTGCCTCTTAAATGGTCCCCTGTTACAACGCCATCTATAGTCAATTGTTTTTTTACAGGACTTTCTTCCTCAACTCATTTTTTTTCAAGTATTGGCTGTGTTGAATCTTTATACAATTTATATATAAATTCTGTAATTTCATAATTAGCCGGCTCTATTCATGTAACTTGGTTATCGTGTCCATAATATGAATGTATAATTTCAGGTCCATTAACATCAATGATATCTACTTGGTCGTTATAATCACCGCCTCATAAATATCCATTTTTATCTATTAACAATGATCTGTATGATCAATTGTTTGACCAAACTTCAGAAAAATCTGATATATTAAGTTTTTTTGTCCAACTATATCCAGATATATATAAATAGTTATTAGAATCTATGGACATGCCGGGAGCACAATCTCCGACATCTAAGCTTAATTCGGACTCCATTGTAGATGAATTTACTTTATATATATATTCTGAACCGCCGTAATCTGGGCCTGTATATAAATAGCCATCATGATATAATAACATTCTTACATGACTATTTCCAACATCAAAATAATCTACTAACGACATATCAGAAGGGTCGATTTTGGATAAAATGCCGTCAAACCCGCCCGAATATATATATGTCCCATCATTAGTTATGGCTCTTACGTTATTTGTATGTCCTGTATATTCATCTACATATGATAAATCACTGATATTTAATTTTTTTACATCATTATCTGTTCCTATAAAAACATAATCACCTAATATTGTTACACACCTTACAGAATTAAATGTATAATTGGCAACCTCATTAAATGTTATTATATCAATTTTTCTAATTGAGGAATCATATGACCCTGTATATACATAACCATCTTTATATGCTGCTGCTATAACATTATCTGTATGTCCTGTAAATTTTTGAAATTCTTCATAAGTATTTACGTCTATTAGATGAACGCTATTATCTAAACTAGTCGTAATCATCATATATTTTTCTGATTTATTAATCATTTAATACATCCTTATAAATTAATATTGTCCACTTGATTTACATCCATCAGATCCTCTAATATGTCTAACGCTTGGTCAATTAGTATATGATGCATTATCAAGTTCATCTGTATCCAAAAATTCATCTCTCAAATAAGATGAACTTTTAGTTGGATTGTCTATCCAATGATTTAATCACCATTCTCATCCACCAAAATCAGGCAATCTTCCCAGTCCAAATGGCAATGGGGCCATAAATCAATCAAATATTTGAGCCATTCAATTTCTATGTTGGGATGTAACAGGTATGCCCATATGTTCTAATACGGCATTATAAAATGATGTAGATTCTATCATTTGATCAATTCCAAATATACCATATTTCCTATAACTGCCATCAAAATAATCAACTGAGCCCGGAGTAACAAATGCCAATTCACAAGTAGGCTCTGGTTCTATAGGTTCAGTTGGTGTGTATCTTCCTTCTGCATCTATTATTCTATCTGCTTCAGTATATACAACAATACCTGAAGGTGTATCTCATCCACTAATATCAGTAAATTCAATTGTATAGTTTTGTCCTATAGTAACGTCATCTCATACATATCCATGTGCCCTAGTAGTATGATAAGGGTCCGGCTGCCCGGGTGTATATGTAGGATCATTTAATTTAGCACGAGCATTATTTCTAACTTCGGATGGAGAACTAGGATTTATAACTACTCTGATACCAGCATCGGGCTCTGGCGGTGGTGGAGGCGGTACATATGGCTCACTATAAGTACCTGTTACTAATACTTCCTGACCAGCTACAACATTAACAGATTGTGCCCCGGGCGTATCTCATCCACTAACATCGCTAAATTCAACTGTTACAGTTCCTTCATCTACTCCTGTAATAGCTTCCATATGCCCCATTCAAGCAGAATCAATAGTTACGATTCTCCATTTTCCTGTTCCTTGGACATCAGATGGTCTTAATTCCCCACGAATAGACCCTGTGGTTGGCTCTTCATATTCATATTCTCCTTTTGCTTGTACAGTTTCGTTTTCAATAACATCTATATAATTATTGCTTGGAGTTTCTCATCCATCTATATCACTATAAACTACTGTATATGAGCCAGGATCTAAATCTTCATATCTATATCCATCAGAGCGTCATACTTCATCAGAATTTAATTTACCTTTCGCCCCTGCTGATCTAGCACCACTTGGCTCAATAACAATTCTTAATTGGCCTGTTGGAGGACCTTCTCCTGCAGTTACAGATAAATCAGGGGTTAATACGTAAACTTCTGGCTCAACTGATTCATATTCGCCAGTTATCTGCACTTCTTGTCCTGCTTGAACCTGTACAAATTTATTTTCAGGTTTAAATTGACCATCAACAACTTTAAATTCTACATAATAAGATCCTTCACTTATATAATAAGGTTCATCTGAATGATATTTTCAAGAATGTTTGGATGTTATCTTTCCTGCCCCTCTATCCCTTATACCTGTTGGTTCAATGTTTATTTTTAACCAACCTTTTGCTATTGAATCATCTGAATATATGCCTTCTACTACTGTAGTTTCATCAGTGTTTATTCTTACTTGTTTATTTGAAGGTTCTACATATCCATCAATTTCTTCATATTGAATAAATGTAGTACCAGACGGCAAATCAATTGTATCGGTGCTTTGTCTCCATTGTCCATTTATTATTCTTCATCTTGCATAATGAGATACTGCTGTTGGACTTATAAGTACCTGTAATGACCCATATTCTTCTGTTTCGTCTTTATAAGCGTTCCCTGTTACTTCTTCAGCCCCTCTGCCTATATATATTTCTTCTTCTTCAGGGGTTATTCATCCATCTATATCTTTATATTCAATTGTATAAGTACCAGAAGGAAGTTCATCATATACATAATTATCATCACGCCATTCTGTTTCTCACGGAGCAATAATTCTTGCTTGTCCTCCTTCGTTTCTAGCCCCTGAAGGTCTAATATGTATAGTGATAGATCCTAAAACATCTAGTATATCTTCATATTCTCCGATAGCAAGAACCTCTTGTCCTGCTTCAACTTCGACCTCAACTAATGTCTGTTCTATAACTCATTCCGTTTCATCACCGATTTTTTTAAATTCGATCATATGAGTACCGGGGCTAACATCGTAAACAGTATTATGTTTACCTCAATCCTCATAACCAACAGGTCTTCCTGCCCCTCTTTCTCTAATATCGGGATGGTCTGGATTAACATATATTATTACACTTCCTAATTCTGCTGTATAATTGCCCTGTACAGGCAAAGTTTCTCCTGCAACAATATCTACTTGTAATGCGGAAGGTCTTGTTCAATTATCTATTTCTTTAAATTCAATCGTATAGGTTTTAGGTACAAGATTTGTATATATATATCCATCATCCCTTCAATCAAGTTGACCTACAATTCTTGCTTGAGCGCCCGCATTTCTTGCTAAACTAGGCTCTAATGATATTAATAAATTACCTACAGTTTCTTGATCTTCTGTGTAAGAAGCTGTAACAACTCTTTCTACATCAGTTACAGATATATCCATCATTAACGAAGGCCTTTTTCAACCTTCTATTTTTTTAAACTCCATAGAATAATTACCTGTATCTAAATTATGTCAAACATAATTATGAGGCCTAAATTCACTATCGATTCCTAATAATCTAGCAACTCCTGTAGGGTCTTCTTCAAATATTTCATCAGGACCATTTTCTATATAGACTCTTATGGAACCTTTTGTTTCATCTATATATTCACCTATGGCTAATATTTGTCCTGTTTCGATTTCTATACCAGTAACCAACGAACTTACTAATTCTCATCCTTCTACAGATTTAAATTCTACATTATAAGTTCCTGGCGGTAAATTTTCATAAACATATCCGTGAGGCTTAAATTCCCCTTCATCATCTACAAGTTTTCCTCCGCCATTATTTCTTACATATTCATCGTCTGGATCTAATCAAATCATTATGGACCCAAAAGCAATTTCTTGATATGTTCCTATAATTAATGACTGTTGATTAGGATAAATTTGCACAAATATGTTACCCGGCTTTTTTCATCCATTTATAGTCATAAATTCAATTTCATATTCACCTTGAGCTAAATCTTCATAAATATATCCATGCGTTCTTCAACTAGTATCGCCTACCAATCTTGCCCTTCCTCCTGTTCTTGCTCCGGCAGGATTGATGTTTATTCTTAAAGAACCTGGCAATATTTCTTCATAATTTCCTATAGCTATAGCTTGTTCATCCTTAAATATAGATATAATTAAATTATCGGGCGTATATCATCCTTCTACATCTTGAAATTCTATATCATATTTTCCTGACAACATATTTTCATAAACATGTCCATCGTTTTTTCATTCTTCTCTATCTATAAGTTTTGCTTTACCTTTTTCTTTTATTTCTTCAGGCTGTAAATCTATAACAATAGAACCATAAAGTTCTAAGGGGTCTGATCATACATTCCCCTTGATAATATCTGGATGAGATTTTAAATGATTTCTATAATCCTCTACATTAACATTTCTAATTTGAGATAAAATATTATATTCTGATATATTTTTAATTTGTTCTATAGTTTCTGGATCTGAAGAACCATAACTTGGATTATTGTTTATTATTTCTATATAATCCTCATCTATAGGTGTATTGTTTATATTTATTAATCCATAATCTTCATAAATAAAATCATTTACTATAGGATTTATCATAGGCACTTCTTTTATATCCAAAGAAGTGTCTTTATTAAAGGTATTTGTAGTTACGTTGCCATTTCTTCCTAATGTATTATTAAATATAATTGAAATTCTAGCGTCTTTATTAGGGATATTATGTGATTTTGAAAATAGTATATTACATCTATTGAATTTATCGTATTCAAGTATATATACCTCGTTTAATTTACTTAATGGGGTTGCATATTCTTCAAATATTTCAACTCTTTTTCAAAGTTCACCATTAACATAAACTCATGGGTCTACACCAAAATCAATTGTTCCTATAGGTATCAAAATTCTATTATTAATGATATTTTCTCCTGAAAATATTTTAATTAAAGGAGTCCCTTGTCTTACAGTTAGATTAAAACTATATTCATCACCTTCTAAATTACTAGGGATAACAATAAATTGTTCTTTTACTGTTTGATAAGTAATTTCAGTAGGGCCTTCATACAATCCACTATTTATTTTATATCAAGCCGGAATAAATAATTCATCACCTTTGGATGGTAAATTTTCATCTTCATCATCTACTTTTATTACAACAGTTAAAATTAATGATGCTGATATATAACCTTTTGGATTATATCCTCTTATTGAAGCAATACTGTGCATAGTTTCATATACTTCTGCACTTTGTGGGTATATATTTTTTACTATCTTATTTGAAAAGTAAGTTGACATATCAGTTAGATATGATACTAGCTCGATAAGCATAGTAATGTTTGAACCTTCATAATTATAATCCCTAAAGGTATCTGATTCTTTCATTAATTCAGATAATTTATTTTTGGCTGAATTAAAATCAGTTTCTAAGTAAGATGGTATCAAATAATTTTTCATAATATTAATATTCCTTTACGCTGCTTTTATAATTTCATCTATTATATATGGGTCAGGGCTCATTATGTCCTTAATTTTAAATTTTAGAACAATATGGTACTGTCCTTTATCGGCCTGTGGAGTTATTAATAAATCTTCTATTATAACTCTATTGTCTCATGTTCTTATGGCCTGTACTAAGGCATTTCCTATATTTCTTGCTGTTGTTTTGTCTATAGGTTCAAATAAATAATCATATAAATTAAAGGCAAAATTAGGTAAACGTCTTCTATTTCCTCTATTTGTTAAGAATATATTTTTTATAGACATTTTTACAGCGTCTTCATCTGTATAATCAAAAACATCACCATCATGTTTTTTCTCTAAATTTATATCAATATCTTTTCATCAAGTCATTTTATAATATCCTTACTATATTTATATAATTTATCCACCAGCAAAAGAATCTGGCGATCCTGTTACAACATAAGAACCACAAGTTATTAAATCTCCTACACGCCCTATAGGTTGTCCATTTACAAAAACCGTACTACTCCCTACGGCTAAATTTCCTGCATGTACACTTAATCCACAAGCATGGGGCGCTCAAGCATCCCCCATTCTATGTATTGGAATTCCATTTACATAAGCATCGGGAGACCCTTCTATACTTGGACGTGGATGAAAACAATGATGTCCTGTACATAAAGATCCTAAATGCGCTATAGGTGGCATAATTAACTCCTTTTATCAATTTCTTCCATAAATTTTTCTACATTTTTTGTTAAATTTATAAATACGGAAATACCAAAAACTCCTATATATGTGGCTACAACAGGAGGCGCTGTTCCAGGCACTACACCTGTAACTGTTACGTCAAGTTGTCCTAATGTATATTGAGTATCTATATACCCATTTTCTTTAAGTTCCATGTTTGTAAGATAAGGGGATGCTGTCGGTGACGGCAATTTATCCCAATCATCTACGGTATATTCATTATATTCTGGATCTAAATAAGAAATAGATTCTATTTTAGGAAAAATATCCTCATTACTTATATAATTTACTTCTAATACAGGACCATTTTGTTTAATTTCTATATTTTTTATTTCTTCTAATCGTATACCTTCAAAATTTCAGGTTCATAATGGTCCTTGTAACGTTGTTGCTAAAACTCCAATTCCTTCATAACTATTTTCGTTAGTATTTATAACAGTATGGGCAACATTAGAATGAGGCAATTCAAGTTGTCCTAAAAATCCATCAAAAATATTTTGTACTGAAAAGGCTATTCATGGATCTACCATTATTAATTTAATTCCTTTATATCTTCATATTCAATTTCTGGCGTAATAGGATGAAATGGTTTATGGTCGTTTATCTCAAGTCTTTCGCCTCTTAAATATAATGTTTTGTGAGATTGAATTTTTATATCTTCATCAGATTCCAAAAATACCTTTCCTTTTAATTTTATAACTGTAGTATATGAAGGATATATTTCTAATTTTCCATTAACATACTCCACAACACTACCATCAGGATAAATTTTAATATTTTTCAATAATTTATTTATAAACCATTCACTTATTTTTGATAATGTATCCTTTTTGGCCATTAACATATTAATCTCCTTAAAAAAAATCTTCTGGGGCTTCGTTTTCTTTAGATACTACCTTTTTAGAATCCTCAATCCTAGCCTTAGATTCTGTTTTTAAATTTTCATAATCGCCGTCTAATTCTTCAACAGTATGTTTGACTTCAGGCCTTATATCTGTGCCCTCTAAAAATTCATCTAAATCAAAATCTCCTTGAATGGTAAGTCCAGCAGCATCAACAAAATCATTAATTTCTTCATTATAATCATCTATTTCTTCTATAGGGATACATTCAGCATCTGCCATACATCCTAATATCTCATCTGCTTTATTTATCATATCGGATATGCCTAATTTATCTAATAACTCACTATATTCTTTTGTTGCTCCTAACATATCCAATTCAGGAATTCCGTCAGGCATTGAATCGCTAAGATTTTTAGCCAAGTTGTTTTTCATATCATCTAAAGCATTCATAATTCCATCTAAACAAGATCCTGCAAAAGAATCTCTCATATCTTCGACCGTTTTTACTTTATCATCTATATCTCGTCTAGATTCTCTTATATGATCTTTTAATTCATCAACATCTGACATAGGCTCATTTGCTCTATCATTTATCATATCTTTTGTTTCATTAGATTTATTGGTAACATCACGACGCGCGTCTCTTATCTTTCTTGATTCTTTTTTAATATCATTATTTAATTGTTTACATGTTTCTGTTTTCATATATATATCCTAATTGATATTTACTATAGATCCATTAACATTTACTATACCAGATGCTATTATGTTACAATTTGCCCCTACATTTATGTTACAATTTGATCCTATATTAACATTATAATCTGTTCCAATAGTAACATCTTTATTAACGCCTATAGTTATAGAAGAATTTGTGCCTATATTTTTTTCTTCATTATTTCCTATGTCCAATAACCTGTCATTCCCTATTTCTTTTTCTTCATCATTCCCTATTTCAGTATATTTATCATTTCCAATTTCGGTATATTCATCATTTCCGATTTTTTTTGTTTTATCATTATCTATTGTTGTATTATCGTCATTGCCTGTGTGTTTATTGAAATCCTTTAAAATTATATCATACCTATGGCCATTATTTTTTATAATTTTATTTCCTTCATTATCTATTTCTATATATGAATTTGATGGATGATATATATGTAGTCTTGGGTCATCTGATGTATCTATTTCAATTATCAATCCACTATGGGTAGCATATACTATATTATTTGGATATTTTTCACTTGATTTTAAATAATAAGAATCGGGCTCACTTCAATTTCCTTGTCCTAATGCTAATTGAATACCCTTATCTAATTTACTTTGTTTATAATCAACTATAGTATCACTTGATTCGTCTCTTGACAATCTATGCCAATCAGGCTCATTTAATCTATTATCAGTAGGATATTGTTCATTAGGGTCACTAAATCCATGCTCGTCTTCATATCCATGATTTTTATCGGTAGGCAATCCTGGCGCACTTGCAAAAAATCTTGGATTTAAAATATGCCCATTTTCAAAAAATAAAAAAACATGACTTCCTTGTAATGGAACTGTCCATCCTCCAAACCCTGATACACTGCCTTCAAAAAGACTTAATGCTGGCTCGGCTCATGGCAATTCATCTGTAGGAATCCCATTTAAATCATCCTTTTCTTTTATTTCAGTATGAACCCCAAATATTCTTATTTTACATCTTCCCATTTTTTCAGGATCATTATTTTCTTCAACTACCCCTCTATAAATGCCCCATAACTTATCTTCTGGTGGTTGAAAATCAATTGGATTATTTTTTAACATAATTTATTCCTAATTATTAGTCTTTGCTGATGAATGTAGAGCAGTTATATCACTATCTCCATATCCATTTTTTATTAATACCATTTTTTGTCTATATGTAGGTCTTGTATGTCCATCAAATATATGAGTTATTGATTTTACTAAATATTTTCCATGTAAATGTTTATTGTAGTGTTCTTCAATATCACCACTAGGCCAAAATATTTCTATCATACCTCCGCAATACCTATCCTCATGTCCTCTAACTGTTATAGATATACATTGTTGGTGAGCATATTTTTTATTTCAATTGTTATGAAAGATTGTATCTATCTGGCCAATATCAGATTCGCCTATTGTTTGATAACTTACTCTTTTATCAGATATATCAGGGAATAAAGTTTTTTTCCCTAATATTGTTTGTCTATCAACGCTTTCAGAATATTCAAATTCTTTATGTATAAATTGCTTTGTTTTAGAGTAATATCCCTTCTTTACTCCACCACTTAAATGTTTTAATGATGTCATATCAACGCCTGATATAGATCATTCTAAAATTTTATTATAATAAACAATATTAGGGTCTTGAAAAATATATTCTCCGTTACTTGGAGGCATCATGTCTTCATTCATTAATAAAGATTCTAATGTTATAAAATTAGCACCATGAGTATTATTATAAAATAAATATCCCGGCTCCCCTCCTTCACTCCCTGTTGCTCTTTTCATTAATCATAATAGAGTTGTGTTTACATTTCAAAATGGGATATAAAAAAATTCTAACTCTTCGTTAGTGTCTTCAAATTCTCCCCATTTTTCTATATTTAGATAATGTTTTCCTATAAATTTAACAATATCAGAAATTTTTTCTTCTTTTCATGATCTGGAATATTGAAAAAAATTCATCATAAAGAAAGATTCTTCAGCAAAGAACAATTCAATAATTTCAATATTTCCAGTACTTGAACTTACTTGGTCTATTTTACTAACTTTATATATTTTAAAACTTAAATGTTTTTCTTCTTCTTCACCATAAACCACTTTTATAACTTCATTTCCAGTAAGAGGACCAAATTCAAAAATTCCTCTACCATCAAAAATTATTATCTTTCCGACCATAGTAAAAGAAAAGATATCTTCTATAAAATATAATTGTTTTATTTCAGCAGCGTCTAATGTTATTTCTCCTGTGTCCATTGATAGAGCAACTGTAAATTCCCCTGTATGTTCTTGAGTCATTATAATTCTCCAACTTGTTCTACTTCTTTTAATAATTTATATATATATACAGGTTTTAAAATTTTCAAAGAATCTCCTTCATTCAGTTCTTCAAAAGGGTTTATAACATCATTTGTTGTTGCTATAACCCATCATAAACTATCTGTTTCATAAAAATTATAAGATATCGTATCCCATCATTGATCGTTTCCAATTTCATATAAAGTATAGTATCTTTTGTTATTAAATACATGGTCTTTCATCACATAACTTCTAAAAATATTTATAAGTAATTGATTTTCATCAAAATCCTTTAATATTTTATGGAGTTTTAAAAAAGAAGTATTTTTTAATTTTTGACCCGTTTCTTTTCTAAAAGTTGTATTCGTTGGTTTTATAGTCATTTTTACCCCCCCACTCTAACTAATGATCCTTCTCCAAAACTATCTCTATATAATGGTGCGATATCTTTAAATGTTAATGTTAAATCTGTATGTATAGGATATCCATTTCTATATGGAGATTTTCACGTAGGCTGAACCGCTGTTAAAGCGGCATATTCAATATGTATAAATGGCAAAGGTTCTGTTTTAATTTCAAAACATGCTGGAAATTTTATTAATATTGCAGAATCTTCTTCCATTTCAGGACAAGATAATTCTTGTAATTCTCTAATAGCTTTAAAAATATCTTCTGCTGTAGTGTTATTATCATAATGGGCCAATGAAAATGTAAAGGTATATTCTCTCCTATTACTATCTCTATAAACTAATGGAGAATCTACTCTTCAGCCCATTGAATCAACTAAATTTATTTCTCCTATTTCCTGAGCGCCCCTTAGTAAACCAGACCTACTATCAATTGTTTGTTGTCCTTCTGGTATTCCCTCTAGAGCTCTTGATATTTTATCTTCTGCTGACCTAACTGCCTGATCTCCTATTTTTGAAACTTTATATAAATTTGCTGCCTGTTGAGCAAGTCTGGTTGCTATAGATTCATATTCTTCTCAAGTATGAACAACATTTTCAGAAATTTCATTAGGAGCTAAGAATAATCAATCATTTATTTTAGATGTACCGATAGGCGTATTATTACCCCTTACATAACCACTTTGAGTAGTTATTTCTTTGGCCACAATTGACATTGATAATATATCCTTATCAGACAAATGTATAGGTATTAAATTATGTCCCATTTCTTCTCCTTATAAAGATGACCCTAGTGTTGTTTTATTCATGAACACCATACCAAAGTTTTCAATTTCATCGGGGGATTCGTTCATAACTCTGTTTTGGCCAGAATTGACATTTTGGCTATTAATAATTGATGTATTTATACTTTTAACCATATTATCATTATTCTTTCTGTTATTTTTTACTTCTTTTTTCATTTCTTCTAATATTTGATTATTAATTTTTGCACTTTCATTCATCACCTCTTTTTGCATTTTATATTTTTGATTTTCAAGAGATAATAATTCAGAATTTAAATATATTATATTCTTTAACGATTCGTTATCCATTTTTTGAATGTTGGAAAATGCTTTATTTATTTGGGACTCATTATCATCTTTTACAATATCATCAACTCCTAATCCAACCGCTCTTAGTCCTCTTTGAGCAAAATTAGGCAGTTTTTCTCATACCCATTCCTTTACTTGATCCCATCCCGGCAACATCCCTTTTATTCATTCAACTATTCTTCTAGGAATTTCAAGTACCGAAGATAGGGCATCCATCATTGCTGACATGCCATCATCGCCTAATCTTTCGGATATTCATTCTTTTACTTTACTTCATGACGGTAAGGCATCTTTTATTCAGTCAATTACTTTACTTGGAATATTAAATACAGATGTTAGTATAGATTTAAACATTCCTATAAAATTTGTTTCTTCATCAAAAAGACTTGTTATTCACTCATATGCCTTTTGAAATGGGGTAGTAATAGTATTTCATACAAACGATATGCCAGATTTTATGTTGTTTAATAATGATTGAATAATTCCACTATCATCATCACTAGTAAAATTATCAAATAAATTATATACTAATCTAAATGGCCATGTTATAACACCTCATCACATTGATATAGCAGTTTTAATACCGCCAAGGATAGTACTAAGAATACCGCTATCATCTT